AATGAGAGCATTGGCAGGTTTATTCTGCTTTGGTGAGAAGGACATCCTGATCATGTCCTCTAATAGGTCTATGGCAATGAAGTCCTTTAACATCATGGCAGACATCATCGAGCGTAATGACTTCCTAAGAGTTCAGCTGAAGGATGGAGACATTAAGAAGGGCATTCGTAGAACTAACGGAGATGAGCGCATTATCCTTGCATCTGGAGCGCAATTAGAAGTGGCTGCTGCAACATCCGATGGTGCTAGAGGCAGGACATGTGACTTCCTCTGGATCGATGAACTCAGAGAGGTATCTGAACCTGCTATGGATGCTGCAAAGTCAGTGACCTTAGCTCGTAAGAACAGCCAGAGACTTTTTACTTCCAATGCCGGTGATGCGTTTTCAAAAGTGCTCAACGATCTGCATGAGGCTTGCTTAAATAAGCCACCTAAAAGCTTAGGCTTCTACGAATACAGCGCACCTGACTTCTGTGACATCTGGGATCGTAACGCTTGGGCAATGGCAAACCCTTCATTAGGATGGCTCATCACAGAGGAAGCCATTGAGGAAACAATTGGATCTTCAACGATGGAAGCTGCTCGAACCGAGCAATTGTGTCAGTGGATCTCCAGCTTGTCCTGTCCTTTCAGCACAGAGGTATTAGAGAACTCATCCGATAGCACATTAGAGATGTCGGTTGGTGCTTATACAGTATTTGGGTTCGATGTGTCGCCTTCAAGGCGTAACGGATCGCTCGTAGCAGGGCAGTTGCTTGCAGATGGTCGCATCGGTATCGGCATCCTAGAGACTTACAGCTCACAGGTTGCAATCGATGAACTAAAGATGGCAGCAAGCATTAAGTCGTGGGTTGATCTTTACAAACCGCGATTAGTGTGCTTTGACAAGTACGCCACTCAGACAATTGCAGACAGGCTTGCCAATTCTGGAGTCGTGGTCGAGGATGTCTCTGGACAACAGTTCTACAAAGCCTGTGGAGATCTCTTAGAGGGAATGACTAACCTGAGAGTGGTTCACAATGGGCAGAAGGATCTCATTGAGCAGTTCACTAACACAGCTGCTAAGACTAACGATTCTGCTTGGCGCATCATTAAGAGAAAGAGTGCTGGAGACATCTCAGCCCCTATCGGCTTGGCAATGGTAGTTTCCAAGTTAATGCTGCCTCAACCTAAGCCTCAGATTTATACTTAGACACGCCCTAGCACATTGTCTAATTGCTTGACAAATGCTACACTTTCTGTCTATGGGTCTATTTCGCAAAACTGAAGCAATCTCTGAAGATAAGCGTTCATCGCTTTTAGCGCAATACGCCCCTTCTATTATGGGCGAGAATCTTAACTCGCTTTATAACTACATCCTGCCTCGCGTTAATCGCAATGAGGCGATGTCTGTTCCATCTGTAGCTCGATGCCGCAACCTCATCGCTGGAGTTGTTGGAGATCTTCCACTTAACCTGTATCGCAAGTCCACAGGTGAAGAACTAGGCAATCCAGTCTGGGTTGATCAGCCAGCAATCAATCAACCGCGTTCAGTAACAATGGCGTGGACTGTTGATTCATTGATGATGTACGGAGTCGCTTACTGGCAGGTTACAGAACTGTATGCAGAAGATGGCAGACCTTCTCGCTTCCAATGGATTCCCAATGTCAAGGTTACATTTACGACAGACCTTTATGGAATGACTGTCACCCAATACTTTATCGATGCAGTTGCAGTTCCCATGTCAGGACTTGGATCAATCGTTACCTTCCAAGCTTATGATGAAGGAATCTTAGAACGCGGATCTGAAACAATCAGAGCTGCAATCGATCTTCGCAAAGCAGCAGTATTAGCAGCCAGCACACCGATGCCTTCTGGAGTGCTACGCAATAACGGAGCAGACCTAGATCCTAAAGAAGTTGCAGGATTACTTGCAGCATGGAAGAACGCTCGTAACAATCGCAGCACTGCTTACTTGACTTCTACTCTGGAGTATCAACCAACATCATTCTCACCTAAAGACATGATGTATGACGAAGCACAGCAATTCCTTGCAACAGAGATTGCTCGCCTATGCTCGATCCCTGCCTACCTAGTAAGCGCAGAAGCCAATACATCAATGACTTACTCAAATGTATTAGATGAGCGCAAGCAATTCTATTCTCTATCTGTTGCGCCTTATGTAAATGCGATTCAGGATCGTCTTTCAATGGATGACATTACTGCTCGCGGTAACGCGGTTAAGTTCGATGTTGATTCTTCATTCTTAAAGACTGAACCAATGGAACGCTTGTTGGTAATTGAAAAGATGTTATCTCTAGGCTTGATCACAGTTGAGCAAGCTATGGAGATGGAAGATTTAACACCTAATGGAAGCGAAGGAATCGAATAATGGAGAATCAGGTAATCACCTTCTCATCTGGACTCATTGCCAATGTTGAGGAACGCTTAATCTCAGGCAAGATCGTGCCAGCAGGTACAGGCGAAGTGGGTAATACTTCAGCAGGTAAAGTCGTATTCGAGAAAGGCGCAATTGCACTTCCAGAAGATCCTAAGACTGTCAAGCTTCTTAATCAGCATGATTCACGCCAACCCCTCGGGAAGGCTACCCAGTTCACAGAGCAAGAGGATGGCGTGTACGCATCCTTCAAAGTCTCACGATCTAATCGTGGAACAGAAGCTCTTATCCTTGCAGAAGAAGGCTTGCAATCAGGTCTGTCTGTCGGAGTAGAAGTTATTAAATCAAAGCAGAAGGGAAATGTTATGTTCGTTTCCGCTGCTAAATTGTTAGAGGTTTCATTGGTAACCGAGCCAGCATTTAAGTCTGCTCAGGTTCTCGATGTAGCTGCTGAGGAAACTCCAGAGGCAGTAGAAGAAGAAATCACACCAACAGAAAGCGAGACAGCTGTGGAGAATACTCCAGAGACAGTTGCAGCACCAGCAGTAGAAGCAGCAGCGGTTGAAGCTGCTCGCCCAACTGTAGTGACAGCAACTACATTCGTGCGCGAGCGCGTAGCACCAATCACATCAGCACAATACCTAGAAGCAAACATCAAGGCAGCTCTTGGTGATGACGAGGCTCGCAGAGTAGTACGCGCAGCCGATGACTCAACAAGCACTAACACAGGCTTGACACTTGCACCACACCTAAACACATTCATCACTGACACATTTACTGGTCGCCCAGCATTTGAGGCAGCAACGACTGCCGCTCTAATGGCAGAAGGTATGAGCTTCACAGTTCCACGCCTTTACACAAACGCATCTTCAGCAGATGTTGCACCAACAGTTGCAGATACAAACGAAGGTTCAGCACCATCTGAGACAGGCATGACATCTGCTTACGACACAGTAGATGTAAACAAGTTCTCAGGGCTACAACGAGTCTCGTTCGAACTCATCGACCGCAGCCAGCCCCAGTTCATGGAATTGATGATGGTGGAACTTCGTAAAGCGTACGAGAAGGCAACCGATACAGCACTTCTAAATGCTTTCATTGCATCTGGAACAACAGCAGCAACAACAGCAGCAACAGCAGCTGGATTGCAGTCATTCATCTCAGTAGAAGGCGCAGCAGCATACAAGGGAACTGGCGGAGATTTCGCTAACAAGCTTGTTGCTTCAACAGACCAGTGGGCAGCTATCACAGGATACGCAGACACAACAGGTCGCGCACTTTACTCAGCACAAGGCGCAACATACAACGCAGCAGGTAACGCAGTAGCAACATCTGTTCGTGGAAATGTTCTTGGCACAGATCTAATCGTGGATCACAACATCGCTGCATCTGGCGTAATCGACAACTCAGCGTTCTTGGTTGCACCATCTTCAGTCTATGTCTGGGAATCACCACAGACACAACTTCGCGTGAATGTTCTTACTTCAGGCGAGATCGAGATCAACCTTTACGGATACTTGGCAATTTACCTTGCTAAGTCAGGTAAGGGTGTTCGTAAGTTCAACCTAACTTAATCAACATAGGTAACTAAGTACGCTCTGAGGGGTAGTAGCCCTCTACCCCTCAGAGTCTTTAGAAAGGACAAGGAATGGCACTAACAACAGTCGCAGAACTCCGATCAACACTCGGAGTCGGTACGCTGTACCCAGATGCCACCTTGCAAGAAGTCTGTGATGCTACGGATGCAGTATTGCTTCCGATGCTCTGGACTAACACTACTTTTAACATTGCACACAGCAACACAGCAACAACAGGAACACTTTACTTTCAGGACAAGGTAGAGAAGGTCTTTTATGTAGGTCAGACTGTGAACATCACAGGCAACGGATCTAAGCACAATGGATCAAAGACTCTCACTGGAGTAGGCGATTACAACATCACCTATAACATCACCGGCAACAACAACACTCCAGCAGTAGAGCATCCAGTTCAACCTTTTGGAACAGTATCAGCAGACACTTATGTTGATTGGGCATTAGACACAGCAGTCCAGCAAGCAGCTTTGATGGTATCTGTAGAGATCTGGCAAGCTCGCACCGCTACTCTCAGCGGTTCTAACCTTGTTGATTTCCAGCCAAGCCCTTATCGAATGAGCGCACAGCTTCTCGCTAAGGTGCGAGGATTGATCGCACACGCGCTAAGCCCTAACTCGATGGTTGGATAATGCCACCAGTTGCCATCACCACACTTCGCACCACTTTAGCGACTGCCCTAGTCAATAACGCTAAGTGGCAGACTTTCGCATTTCCGCCTTCAACAGTCCTTGCTAACTCTGTGATTGTCTCTCCAGATGATCCTTACTTGACACCTAACAACAATGGACAGATCACAGTCAGCCCAATGGCTAACTTTCGCATTGTGATGACAGTGCCACTCTTTGACAATGAGGGAAACCTTAACGGCATTGAGGACACAGTAGTTAGCGTGTTCGCACTACTTGCAGCATCTTCTTTAGTTTATAATGTAAGCGCAGTCAGCGCACCTAGCGTTCTCAACGCGGCAAGCGGAGACTTGCTCAGCTGTGAGATGTCCGTATCAATCCTAACGAGTTGGAGTTAATTATGTCCGATTGGGAAAAAGAAAACGCAGCCTTTCTCGAAAAGATCGGGCAAGTTGCGCCAGCACCAGCACCAAAGCCAGTAACTAAAAAGGAAGAGGAATAACCGATGTCAGTTTATCTAGCCAATACCGGAGTTCTAACTGTTAATGCGGTTGATCTCTCAACACTAGTAACTTCAGTAACAATTAACCGCGCTTTTGATGAGCTAGAAGTCACCGCACTTGGAGATTCTGGTCATCGTTTCGTTAAGGGATTGGAAGCTTCAAGCATTTCAATCGACTTCCTGAATGACGAGGCAACAGCTAAGACACTTCAGACACT